ACCAGTCAGATACCAGGTCACCTTTTTCGACGCGGTGATTTGGACTCCGACATCCTCGGCGGTGGCGTCTGCGCCGGTTGGCGCGACGTTGCCGGGGATAAAGTCTTCGGCCGCGCGAGTAGGCGCAACCGGGACTTTCACGGTGTCGCCACGTGCGACGCCCTGGTCGGAGAAGTTCACGTTGATGGCGCTCACCACGCCGAACGGTTCCGACGACACCTGCTGCGCCGCCGAAAACAGGACCGGCTGGAGAGCCGTGAGAATATTCGGCATGGATAACCTCCTTTATTGCCGAGTTTCAGTCTGTGACGACCACGCCCGGATTTTTGGCGAAAAAGACTGCCTTTTCGCGGGGTGTCATCGCTTCGAGGTCTTTCGCCGAAACGGTTTTACCGCCAATCGACGATCCGCGGTCATTGCCGCGTGCGCCGCCGCCCGTGGGCGGCTGGACGAAATCTTTGCCTTCGCCTGCTGCCCAGCGTTTGACGTAATCGGCCAGCGGGAAAAGGCCCATGTCGGTTTCGACGACGGGTTTATCGCCGTCAAGTTTCACTTGCCCGATCAGCAGTGCTCGCGCCGCCTTGACGAAGGTGGGGGTGGTGATTCCGGCGGCGGTTAGTGCTTCTTCGAGAGAGCGTTCGACAATCACGCGCTGGACGCGGGCCGAGGCTTCCTCGTATTTGGCTTTCCATTCGTCGCGTTCCGCCTCGTATTGACGGCGCATTTCCACCATTTGCGCCTCGCGTTTTGCCGGATCGCCGCCTTCCTTGAGACGCTTCCACAATTCCGGGTCGAAATCCTCGGGGATCGACCGGAGCTTTGCGGCTGCAATTTCGCGTTCTTCCTTGATGCGTTGCAATTCGGCCTTGGTGCGGTCGTAGGCATTGCGCAGGGGCGAAACGGCGCGATGCTCGCGGATGGTTTCGTCGTCTATATCGAGGAAATACTTGTCCCCGTCTTTGACGTAAAGCGGGCGGAAGGGTTCTTCCACCGCGTCGATATTGTCGATTACGGATTTGAGCGGCATTGCCGGTTCCTTTGGTTAGGCCACGTTGTGGCGGTTAGATGGCCGTTTCGGCCGGGATTGCCTGATTGTCGATTAGGGCGAATTCCTCGTCGGCGGTGCGTTCTGCCGACATCAGGCCGCCGCGCTGGGCTGCGGCGTAGTAGGTTTGCCACGACATTCCGCCTGCGCTGTAGACGTTGAACAGAGCTTGTAGCTCTTGCGGGGTCATTGTGCGGTCGAGCAAGTCGGTCGGCGGCGTGACGATGATTTCGGCGGGATCGAGGTCCATAAACAGCGCAATGTTGCGCAGGCCGGATTCCAGAATTGCCGCGCTCATATTGGCAATCGATTGCAGGTTGGCCATTTCGGAGGCGAAACGCATTCGGCGCGCCTCGCCGCTTTCCTGAGCGTGGCCGGACTGGAACATCCGCGCACCCGCTTCCATTGCGGCGAGTCGTTGTTCGGCGATTGCCTCGCGGTGTGCGTTGATTCCTGAGCAGGTGGGGGAAACGTATTTCAAATCAGGGTGCAGTTCGCTAGTGCCTTTCATTACGTGGACGACTCCGGCACCGACCGCTTTGGGTGCATCGCCGTTGATTGCCACAAGGGTTTCCTGCCCGCTCATGTATAGCTGGTGGCGGTAATCGGCGGAAAGTTGATAAGCGGAGATTGCGGCTTGTGCGACGCCGATCAGTGGCGGGGTTTCGATTTCTGGGGTGAGGTCGCGGGCGGTAGCGACGGCAAACGGGATTGAGGCGAAGGGCTGCCCGCCCTGAGCGCGCGGCTCCCATTGCGCGGCTGCGGTGTTGTCGTCGCCCTCGTAGAGCGTGACGCGGTAGCGGTTATCGACGATTTCCAGGACGCGGAATCGCGGCGTGCGGTGCCACGCGAAACCGTCGCGGCGCAGATAGGTTTCGTCCAGAACGTAGAAATTGGAGTCCCAGTTGATGATCGCCTCGGCTGCGTAGCCTCGCAGGAACGGAGTGCCGCCGTTTTCCGGCGCATCTGCCAATAGTCCGTATCGGCCCAATAGCAGCAGGTTTCGGGTGATTCGTTGGTGGAATACTTCGCGCGGGGTTCCCTGCCCGTCGATGTTTTCCTCTATAAACGCCAGTTCTTCCGGCATTGTGATTTGGAATTCGCGCGCGTGGACGATTCCAAGGAGGGCGGCAACGGTGGGGGCGACGTATTCGGGCAGGATTGCGCGGAGTTTGTATGCGTCGTAGGCCGCCTTGCCGCCATCAGATTGGGTTTTGAACCCGCTCGGTTTTGGCAGGTAGATTTCGCCTTGGGCTTTGACGCGTTCCTGTCCTGAATAGGTATCGCGCATCAGCCGCCATTCGTATTCGCGTTGTGCGGTGATGTCGGGGTGTTTTGTGCTGACGTTGAGCATCAATACAATCCCACAACAAACCCGGTTTCAGTTTCGACCTGGGACGCCAGCGCCAATTCGGACAATGCCCACACCAAAGCGTCAACGCGGTCGGGCGATCCGGGGCCGACATAGCCGGTGAGGGTGAACTGCATCATTTGGTCCTCGAGGAGGTCCAGCCCGCGCGCGTGGGTGACGCGGCCTTGTTCGTAGAGGGCGGCGATAGGTTCGGCGCGAACGGCTTTTCCGCGCGAGGCGGTGACGAGCTTGACGGGCACGTTTCGGTCTGCGGTGCGGATCACGGATTCCACCATTGCGCCGCCGAAGTTGCGCTCCGCCACGATTCGGTCTGCGTTGTGCGCGCGGTAGCGTTCGACGGCGCGCCGTGCCCAGCCCGCAGGGGGCAGGTTGCAGGTGGCGTCCTCGATAACGTAGAACCGCCCGTCGATTCCGCGTCCTGCGACCACGATCCCGATATTGTCGCCTTCGCCTGAGCCGCTGGCACCTGACGGGTCAACGGCAACGACGACGCGGGCGAGTTCGGGGATTTCGCCAGTGCGGATCATTGAGCGTGTCCAGAGTGCGCCGGGCACGTCGTCGAGGATTTCGGCGTAGAGTTCCTGCCTGCCTAGCCGGGTTCCGTCGTAGCGTTCGCGGAGTGCTGCGATTGCGGTAGGTGCGAGGTTGGCGGCGTTTTCAAAGGTAGTTCCGCGCGTGACGTGGGTGTGCGGGTCTTTGGCGAGGGCGCGGATTAGTTCGGTGGGGCGCGGGGTGGTTGTGACGATAACCTGCGGGTTAGTTCCGAGGCGGAGGCCGAACATTAGCTGATCCCAGGCCTCGGGGTATTGCCACGCGGCGAGTTCGTCGCAATAGGCGCGGTGGAATTGCGGGCCGCGCAGGCGGTCTGGGGTGTCTGCGCTGAATCCCCGGTATAGGGTTCCGTTGTGGAGGCGGATTTCTTGGCGGGTGCGGTTGTAGTCTGCGACGAGTGCGGGTGGCAGGCAGGCGAGGAGGCCTGAGACGCCCTCAAAGCAAGTGCCGCGCACATCGTTGAATGTGGGGGCGACGATTGCGATTTGGCTGTTTGGGTTAGTGGCCCCATACCACGCAATATCCTCGGTTCCGAGGCGGGTTTTACCGAATCCCCGGCCTGCGAGGACGAGCCAGACGCGCCAGTTGCCATCGGGGGTGATTTGTTTCGGACGTGCGGTGGCGAGCCATTTAGCCCGATTCGCTGCGGCTGGCGAGTTTGCGAGCGATTGCGTCAAGCGCCTGTCTAAGATCGTCATTGACTGTGGTTTCGATTTGGACTGGGCCGCCTTCTGCGCCGGTTATTTCGGTGCGGTTGGTTTCGCGCCAACCGGCTTGAGTTTTGAGGAAGAAGATTTGTGATGTTTTATCGCCGTTTAGTGCATCTTGGATCAGGCTTTGCGCGATTTTGCCGATTATTTCGGCTTTTCCGGCGCGGTATGCGGCTTCGACTTCGGGTTGTCTTTCGCGGATTGCGTAGAAGGTCTTGGTGTTTATTCCGAGGAAGTCGGCAAGCTGATCGCGCGTGAGGTATGGCGACAGTTTGCGGACTTGTTGGATTTCCTCGGGTGTGAGGACGCGTGGATTTCTGCCCATTTTCGGAACGGAGTATTGGGTTTTGCCTCTGACGAGAAAACCCCGCGCGGTGTGTGCCCGGCGGGGTTTTTTTGATAGTCGTCTGGATTTTGGGAAGTTATGCGTGATTTCGGCCGAATTGTCAATGGTAATTATTCGAGGCCGCGCCAAGCCTTGCCATGCCTGACCGAGCCAAGCCGTGCCGCGCCCGCCTTGCCTTGCCCAGCCCTGCCGTGCCCGCCTAGCCACGCCTCGCCGCGCCTCGCCGAGCCTCGCCCGCCGCGCCTTGCCCAGCCATGCCGTGCCCTGCCCGGCCCCGCCTTGCCCGGCCACACCCTGCCCGGCCATGTCCGGCCTCGCCCGTCTTGCCGCGCCCCTACCGATCAGACAACCGCCACGGCGCGGGTTGGCGCTGCGACGGTTGCGTCCTCGATTGAGGCGATTTCTTCGATTGCTGAAACGTCGATACCGGCGGCCTCGAAAGCGCCCCGGTATCGCGCGAGCCAGCCGCGCAACGCGGATGCGCCTTGGCGGCGGAGTTCGGCGAGGTGTTCGGGGTCGTTTGGATCGGTGGCGTAATATCCGCCGCCTGCGCTGCGGCTTGCTAGCGGGGAGGTGAACGCGGGAAATTCTCGGACGTTGATTTTGGCGATTCTGTCGATTGTGACGACTTGTTCGCGGATTGTGATTCGCAGGCCGGACACGAATTTGCGGGCGAGTTCGATTCGGTATTCGCGCGCGGCTTCTGCGTCAGTTTTGCTGTAGAACAGCGGGTAGGCTTCGTGATTGGGTTTATCTGCGAGCCAATCGATGAACTCGTGCGGGACGAACATGTTGCGCCCGGTTTCCCGCAGGTAGTTGTCGATGATGCGCTGTCTATGGTGGCGCTTGAACGCCATGGTTTTCTCCTTTTGGTTTGAGTGGTGATGTTGAAGGTTGTTGCCGCGCCCTGCCTTGCCCGGCCCCGCCGCGCCGGGCCTTGCCGGGCCAAGCCGCGCCCGCCTTGCCTCGCCAGGCCCAGCCCCGCCGCGCCAAGCCCAGCCTGGCCCGGCCCAGCCAAGCCCAGCCATGCCTCGCCCTGCCACGCCCGCCGCGCCTTGCCTCGCCGGGCCTTGCCGTGCCGGGCCTTGCCCGCCAAGCCTTGCCTTGCCCCGCCCCGCCTGGCCTAGCCCCGCCGAGCCTAGCCCAGCCACGCCCGCCTTGCCCGGCCCAGCCCGGCCCTGCCCCGACAAGCCCGACCACGCCCGCCTTGCCCGGCCCAGCCCGGCCCCGCCATGCCTCGCCCGACCACGCCCGCCATGCCTCGCCAAGCCCAGCCCCGCCCCGCCAGGCCTCGCCTCGCCCGCCATGCCGTGCCCCGCCCAGCCTTGCCCGGCCACGCCCCGCCAAGCCCGCCTTGCCCCGCCAAGCCCTGCCTCGCCCAGCCCCGCCGAGTCCAGCCTTGCCCGCCTCGCCCGCCGCGCCCATTGAATGGGGGCGACTCGCGCCGCCCCCGGTTTTCGCTCATGCCGCGCGGCGGGTGCGTTCTTCTTCAAAGAAACGCAGCAATTGCCGCGTTTCCGCGTCCGCAGGCTCCGGGTTGTCGAGCGCCAATTGTTGGACGTCGCGTCCTTCCTTGGTGATTTTCGCCCATTCGTCGGCCCAATCGCCCATCCCTTCGTTATCACCGGCGACGAAGAACGTTCCAAACGATCCGCGCCCTTTTTCTTGCCGGTAGTCGCCGATTCCGACGATTGTTCCGGCATTTTGCATCAGGCTGACAATCGAGTGGACGGAAAGGGTGGGTTGGACGTAGGCAATTTCGACTTCGGCGCACCAGCGCGGAAGAAATGCGCGGGTGCGGATGTCGGGGGTTTTGTTCAAATCGGCACTTCGTACAACGTCGCATTTCATCAGCGGGCGGCCCCAAATGTTGACATACATTTGCGGCAGGAAAATGAGCCGCTGGACGCTGGTTTTTGTGATGCCCGCCGTTTCGAGTGCGGCGGTGGACATTGCGGCTTTGATGCCGGGCGCGGGGAAGCAAAGCAGGGTTTCGCCGGTTTCCTGGGTGTAGCAGGAATCGCGGAATTCCTGTTCAGGGTCGTGTTTCAGGAGTTTCTTTTCCGCTGCGGTTTTTTTGCCGCCGCCAACCAAGAGCGTGCGTTTGGCTTTCACGCTCATTGAGTTCATGTAGAGCGGCGTGGTTCCTATCAGGCGGAGGGTGACACGGCCTTGCTTGAGTTGGGAAATTGTGAGTTCCCCGGCTTCGGCTTTTTTGATTGTCATGGTATTGCGTCCTTGTGTTGCGGACGCGAGGCGCGTGCGGCATTATTGCGCCGGGCTAGCCCTTGCGTCCTGGGTTGGCCTAGGGCTGGGATTGAGGCTGCCACCTCGCCCGGCCCGACTAGTTTTCTGGCACGATCCGACGCGCGCGTCAACTGTATTTTTCGAGAAGGCTATAGAGGCCGGAGACGATCAGTTTTCCGGTGGTGGTTGGTGCGAGGCGGTAGGGGTTCCAGGCGGGGCGTCCGGTGCCGATCAGGTGTGCGCGGAGTGCGGCGCGTTGGGGCGGGGGCAGCGCGGCGATTTTGGCGAGGGTTGAGTTCCATGCGGCGCGGGCGGCTGCGGCGCGTTCCTCGTGGGGGCGGGGGGTGGTGGCGGTTGTCGGGTCTGCCTCGGCGGGTTCGGGCAGGATCGGTAGTGTTGCGCCTTGTGCTGCGACTGGCAGGTTGAGGCAGAGAGTGACGTAGTGGTGCCGGGCGGCGGTGAGGTTGTTCCAGACTGTCAGGATTTCGCGGCGGGTTTGCGGGTTGTGGTGCAGGTATCGGATGCAGCGGCCCACGTCATCGGCGGCGAGGGGGTCGCGGGCTTCGTCTGGTGTGCAGCCTGTCAGGCGGGCGCGGGTGGTGAGGGCGAGGGTATTGGCGGGTTCTTGGTTTAGGTCTGTTCTGCGTCCTTGGGTTGGGGGTTGTGGGATTTTCAGTCCGCCGGGCAGGGTTATTTTGCGGAGTTTGCGTTGTTTTCGGCGGGCTGATTTGGTGCGGGCTTTGGTCATTGGGGGCGGGTCAAATCAGCGCTTCTTGGATTGATTTGTGGCACGCGGGGGAGAACCAGAGAGTTTCGCGTGCGGAGTTTTGTTTGCCGCGATTGTTGCCCGAGTGGGCTAATCCGCCGTGCGCCTTCCAGCGATAGACTGACCAATCGGAGGGCATATTGTGCTCGCCGTCATAGCCAGCGAGGCAGATGAGCATGTCGGGATTTTTGCCTGCCTCGATTGCCCATTCGCGCGCTTGCGCGGCAACGGAGCCATCGTCGTGTGCGTAGATTCCGGCGTATCGTTCGTCGTTGGAGTAGGGCGGGTCTAGGAAAACGGCGGTTTTGCCGTGGCGGGTGGTCACGCTATAGCCGAGGACGCGCGACCAGTCGCCGTGCGTGATGCGAACATCGCGCAGTCTGGCGGATAGCGCGGCGAACCAGTCCGTGATCCATTTTTTGCGATCTTGTGCGCCCGATTGCGGCAGTTTTCGGTTGATGCCGTGGCCGGTGTTTCCGAGGTGCGGCCGTTGCCGGTTGATGCCCACTCCTCTCCAAAGCAACGGCAATCTTTTCGATACTTCCGCTTCGTCGTCCTTGACCCATTCCTCACCGGTCCATTGCCACGGGCCGTTGCCGCTGCACCAGCCGCTGCCGATCCATGAGCAGAGTCCCCACACCCACCAGCCTGCGATTTTGGCGTCGTATGCGTCGGGGTTGCCGAGGATTCGTGCAAGGCGATCCTTTCCCTCGGTGATCAGCCAATAGTGTCGTGCGTGCAAATCAGCTTCGGATACTGGCCAATCGGCCCATTCGGCTGTTTCGTCGGGGGAAAATTTTATACTACGCCAGAAATTGACAAGAAAGCCGTCAAGATCGTTTACGGTTTCGGGGCCGGTGAATGGCTGGGGCCGTGCGAGCAATACGGAGCCGGAGCCGAAGAATGGTTCGACGTAATTTTGCACGTTGCCGAATCTTGTCCATATTTCGGCTGCGACGCGGCTTTTTCCGCCGAAATAGGGGAATGGTGCTTTGAGTTCGGTCATTGGTTATTCGATGTGGATTTTTGCGTTGAGTTGTTTGGATTTTGCGATCAGCCATTGGCGGGTTTGTTGCCATTCTGGGTGGTTTGTCAGTTGTGGGGCGTGGTGGCTGGCCCAGAGGTATGCGTCGAGGCGGTCGAGGTATTGGAGGCGGTCTTGGTCTTGGGGTGTTAATTCGTGGTCGGTGATGCCCATTGAGTGCCGGGCTTGGGTTTCGAGTTTATCGAGTTCGGCTTTCAGGGTTGGGCTGGTTTTGGCGGTTAGCGGCAGGTCGCCTGTGGCGTATTCGCCTAGGTCGTGGGTTAGGCAGGTCCAGAGTAGGGTGTGGCTGGGGTTATTCCATGCGAGGTGTGCGAGGATGGCCATTCGTGCGCTGTGTGCGCCGATGGTATCGCCTGATCGGGAGAGCCATGGTGCGCTGGTTCCTGCGTGCCAGCGTGTGGTGAGGGTTGCGAGCCATGCGGTGGGAGGGTGCATTGGTTGTTTTTTGGTGCTGCTTGGGTTGTGTGGCGCGGCGGTTTTGCGGGGGCCTGTGTTGTGGTGGTTATTGGTGGATGTTGATGGTGTATCCTGAGCGGGCGAGCGTGTCGATGATGGTTTGCGGGTTATTGGAGTGCGAAATTGTTACGGTGCCGTCCGGGTTGATGGTGCGCAGGCAAGCGCCGTTGTCAAAAATTCCCAGCCAATATTCGATTTTTGTGTCGTCGTCGTCGGTCCAGGTTTGGACGAGTTGGAACTGGCCTTTGCGCATCATTTCGGCGGTGGTGGTCACTGTCGTCTCTCCTCTTGTTTTGGGTTGTTCACCTTTTCTGATGACTGACATATAGCGCATAGCGCGACGTTCGTCAAGGGGGAAAGTTGTGCGGTGCGAGATTTTTTTTTGAAAGGCGAGGGCTAGTCGGCGCGGCGCTGGGGCCTGGGCTGGGGGCGCTTGCGATCAGGCCTTGGCGCGGTTGGTTGGTTGGGTGCGCGCCTCGGCTGGCCAATGCCTCGGAGACGCCACCAGTTGCCCCGTGGCGGGCTTTGCGCTCCCGCGAATAGGTGACACTGGGCCGCCGCTAGTGCGTCTCTGCGGCCTTCCTATGGGCTCTGCGGGGCGGGGCGGCCTTGCGCGGGGCGGGGGTTGCGCCGCAGGGCGCGGGGCTGAGGTTGGTGGTGTGTTGTGGGGCCGCGCCTTGGGTTATTGCGCCGTGCCTTGGGCGCGGCTGCGTTTGGGGTGGCGGGCGGCCTTTACTCTGCCATGCCGGTGGGGCGCGTGCCCTCTGGCACTGCCGGTGCCGCGCAGGAGTAATGCCGCCAAGGCCGCGCCGCCGGGGGCGTCGAGCGGCACGGCGGGCTGCCTCAACCCCGCAGTGTCGGGGGTGCAGC